GAGATTTGCGAAAAATTATCTAAGTTATAGAAAAATAATATGATACAAATAGGACCACAACCAGGACCTCAAACTCAGTTCCTTGCATCCAAAGCAGATATTGCATTTCTGGGGGGAGGTGCCGGAGGTGGAAAATCATACGCACTTTTACTTGAACCACTTAGGCATCATAACAATGAACTATTCCGTGGAGTTATTTTCAGACGTGAGTCCCCTCAAATAACAAACCCTGGTGGTCTATGGGATGAGTCTGGCAAACTCTATTCTCTTTTGTCAGCAGAACCGAAGATGACAACCCTAGAGTGGAGATTCCCACACGGTGCAGTCATGAAGTTCGCGCACATGCAATACGACTCAGATGTATTCTCATGGCAAGGATCTCAGTTTGCCTATCTTGGTTTCGATGAGGTCACTCACTTCTCTGCATCACAATTTTGGTACATGATCTCAAGACTAAGATCAGACTCGCAAGTAAGTGGTTATGTGCGCGCTACGTGCAACCCTGATCCTGATTCCTTTGTAGCAAAATTACTTGAGTGGTGGATAGGTGAGGATGGATTTCCAATTCTAGATAGATCCGGCGTACTAAGATGGTTTATTAGAGATGGTGACGATCTTATTTGGTCTAACTCAAAAGAAGAGTTGATCTCTAAGTACGGACCACAACAAATGCCAAAGTCTTTAACGTTCATTCCATCATTGCTTGCTGACAATAAAATACTCATGGAACGTGACCCAGATTATTTATCAAACCTACTGGCACTCCCATTAGTTGATCGAGCGAGACTCTTAGGCGGTAACTGGAAAATAAGACCCGCCGCAGGTTTGTATTTCAAAAGATCTTACTTTGAAGTGATCGAAGAGAATGTTCTTCCTGCTAACAGAAGGACCGTTAGGTATTGGGATCGTGCGTCAACGGAAGCTAATGGTAACAACAATTCCGATTGGACTGCTGGCGTGAAAATGAGTGTCGATGAAAAGGGAACTATCTTTATTGAACACGTTGAGAGAATTCAGGGCACGCCTAAGACAGTGGAAGATTGCATTAAGAATATAGCGTCCAGTGATGGTGGTAACGTAACTATTGTTATTGAAGAAGATCCGGGGCAAGCGGGTAAGTTTGAGTCTAGTTATTATGTAAAAGCACTTGCAGGATATACGATAAAAACAAATCCTGTTAGGGAGAACAAAATCACAAGAGCAGGACCTTTTTCTTCTCAGGCAGAACATGGGAACGTTAAGATAGTTCGAGGCAAGTGGAACGATGCTTATATTTCAGAACTAGAATCATTCCCGACTAAAAGTAGTAAGGATGATCAGGTCGATGCAAGCTCTGGTGCTTTTAAGATGCTAACTGCTGACAACATTGGTAGTTTTAGTAAAGATGGAAATTTAGCTGTTTCAAATACTCGCGCTAACAGTTTGAACTCCAAAAGGGGATGGTAGGTCATGGCAGAAGATATTCTAAACAACGGTGCTCTTGAAAAAAGTAACGACTCAAGTGCGTTTGATTCAAGTGCGAAGCTACAAATAAAGCCCACGGGTGCATCAGGCACAGAAGTCTACGGCGGTTATTTTAGCGAAGAGTATCTTCAATCCCTAAGAGGCAGACGTGGCGCCAAAGTATTCGATGAGATCAGAAGATCTGAGTCTCAGGTCGCAATGCTTTTATCTGCAGTCATGAACCCAATTAAATCAGGTGTGTGGGAACTAGAAGCATCCGCAGCAGACGAGAATGGGATACAAAAAGATTTAGTCGAGTACTGTTTAAAAGAGATGATCGATTGGGAAACATTCTTACATGAAGCCCTTACATTCTTAGTATTTGGCTATTCTGTTTTTGAAGTGGTGAACAACGTTGTCTATAACCACCCTAAGTTTGGAACCTTCAATGGACTAAAAGGGTTGGCGTTTAGATCTCAAAAAACAATAGAAAAATGGAACATAGATAGCGAGACCGGAGAGCTAACTTCTGTCACTCAACTTGCACAAGGTGACTCAGCCCGTGGCGGTGGTTCTCTTGTAGATATGCAATCACAATTCCTATTAGTATTCTCTCTACAAAAAGAGGGAGATAACTACGAAGGTATCTCGGCCTTGAGGCCTATGTACGGCGCTTGGTTTAGAAAGAATTTGTATTTAAAAATCATGGGTATCGGTATCGAAAAGAATGCTATTGGAACACCAATGGGCATCATACCAGCTGGAAAATCAAACTCTCAAGATGAAGAAGCATTTAAAGATATCTTACAGAACTTTACATCCCATGAGTCCGCATACCTTACAGTTCCCGAAGGATGGAAGATTGATATCTTAAAGAATGATTTTGATCCATCTAAAGTAAAAGACGTTGTGATCATGGAAAATACAGAGATGATAAATTCCATGGTGGCAAACTTTTTAGCATTAGGCACTGGCGGTGGCGGTGGTTCATTTGCATTGGGAACTGATCTATCAGACTTCTTTTTATCTGGAATACAAAGCTATGCGAACATCATTTGCGGTGTTCTTAATAGAACTCTCATTCCAAACTTAGTTAAATTAAACTTTGGAGAACAAACATCGTATCCTAAAATCAAGGCTACAAACATCAATGATAAAGCAGGAAAAGAATTAGCCGAAATCATATCTAGTCTCATTGGATCTAAGGCAATTAAACCTGACGATAAATTAGAAGAGTTTGTAAGAAAACAATACTCTCTTCCAAAGTCAGACCCCGCTACAGCAAGAGCAGCCGAGGTTCCAAGCTTTAGTGCTAGCAAACAATTCAGCGAAATAAAGCTAGCTGAGAGTTATAAGAAACAATGGAATAGTGCAAAAGATCAGGTGAAAGAACTCATGCAAGTAGAGCTTGAGGCTATGCTTCAAGATTTAAAAAATCAGATAGCTAGACTCTATAAGGGGGCTACTGATTCGTCTAAGCCTAGCATTGCATTAAAGCTAGACCCTAAGACTTTAAAATATAAACAGGCATTGCAAGAAGCCCTTGCAGAGATATCTAATAAATCTCTAATAGAGGCTAAAAAGGAAACTCCAAAAGCAAAAGCTGTGAAACTATCTGAAAGTATTCAGCTGGCTGCACCTAAAGGTGGATACTTCGAGGCATTGCCACCGGCTGTGAAAAGACTTGTTAAAACACAGGCGACTCTGATTGCAGACACTCAAGCTGCAGACCTAAACAAGATTGTCTCTTTACAGTATAGCTCATCTCAGAGTTCTACTGATGACCTAGACCTGATCTTATTAGATATCGATGATGCTGCAAAAAAGACTATCCAAGGTTCCACTGTAAAAGGAATGAGTGTAGATGCTGCAGCAGGCAACGCAGTTTCAAATGCTGTTAGCCAGGCAAGGTTAGAGTGGTTTTTCGCACCAGAGGTATTAGACACCATTGAGAGTTTTACTTTCGTTAACGAAGATCCAATCTCAGAGGTTTGTCAGGAATTAAACGGGACTACGTGGGCAGTGAATGATCCAGATTTAGATCGTTACAGTCCACCGCTACACCACAATGCGTTATTAACTGGATCGATGGTAGCCACAGACAAGGGCTTGGTTGAAATTGAAAATGTTAAAGTAGGTGATCTTGTCTTAACTCACACCAATTCTTATAAGCCTGTGACTGAGTTCATGGATAGATTTGAAGACAAACACTACTACGAAATCGAATTAGACTGTGGTAGAAAAATAGAAATCACCGGCGAACATCCTGTTCTCACATCTAGAGGATGGATCCAGGTTTATGATTTAAAGCTGTCAGACAACATTATGACTCTTGAGGATATCTAGAATGATGTCCTTTTTAGAAACTTTATGGCGGTTGATCCTTACAACTGTGAAGCCTTTATTGTTTAGCTCGATATCTTTAAGCTCAGATCTTCTTCTTTTCTTAATGTCCCATTTGTCACAGGAGTCTATCTCTATACAAAGGTTCTTTTCTGGAATGAAGAAGTCAATAATGTGTGCGTCTATTGGGTATTGGAATACAAAGTCAATACCTATACTTTTTAGCATTCGAGAGAACGCTGCCTCTTGTTTTAGGGGGTTTTTTCTAAAATGCCTGGCCAAGGATACAGATGCGCGTGCTCTTACTTCCGGATCACCCATTGGATTGTTCTTCGTCATTCGATCACTGGACCTTTTGCATTGCTCGCTATTCTCCTTTGTCTTGCCGAATAGGAAATGGTTGTCGCCTTTGTTCTTAGTAAGATTGTTGGCTTCATATACGGTTCTCGTTTTGAGACCCAAAGATGCGGCTATGTTAGTTAGGCTTTGTCTGGTAATCCCGCACATTTTGCTTAGTTCATTTAAGGAAACCTTTTCCTCAATATGCTTCTTCTTTATGATCTCTTTAAAGGGAATACCAAAATACAATTCAGCTTTAAGTTTTAATTTCATTTCTTACAATTATAGTGGGGGTTAGGATATGGCAAACATTAAATCCATAGTAAAAAAACAGATCACAGATCAGCGTCTTTACAACTTGGCAGTTCAAGATGATGAATCGTACGTGGCTAACGGCATTGTAGTTCACAACTGTAAATCTAGACTAGTGCCAAACGAAAAGGGTGCCGACAAAAATCCTGAGATAGATCGAGGCGGTACCGCAATTACTCAAAAAGCTTTAGATGCAATCACACTGTGTGAAAGCAATTATGGGCTTAGTTTTGAATTATTAGATAGAAAAACGGACTAAACATATCTTAAGATTAAACAATGGGCACATCGTGGGAGGACTACTTCTCTTCCCCACGACCATCGTTTTGTGCCTAACAAATTATTGACAATAAAACCATTGGACCTCACGCTATGACTATGCGACTAAACGGAACCTCAGCCTACTCAGATATCAAACTGGGCGAAAACCAATTCGTTCCTAAAGACGTTCAAGTCTTAAGAGTTGGAAAATTCAATCATCCTAAATACGGCCTATTTGAGATATCCACACAGACACTTGCTGAAATGAAGTTAAACTTTGAAAAACGTGTTCGAGGGATCGATATGGCCTTCGACTACTTTCATGATTCAGATAAAGATGCTGCAGCTTGGGTCAATAAACTCGAGCTAAGAGAGAATGGAACTGAGTTGTGGGCCACGGTTGAGTGGACTCCAAAGGCTGAGCAAAAACTAATTGAACGAGAATTAAGATACTTTTCACCAGATTTTACTTTCAAGTGGAGTGACCCTGAAAGCGGGACCACCTACTCTAATGTATTGTTTGGTGGCGGGTTAACTAATAGACCGTTTGTAAAAGAAATGAAGGCTATCGTAGCCGACGAACTAAAAGGGGTTAAAATGACAGAACTAGAACAGGCGTTAGCCAAAGTTAGCGAGCTAGAAGCTACTAACGTTAAACTTGCAGAAGAAAAAGTATGCATGGAAAAGAAAATGGAAGAGATGCCATCAATGGATAAAGTAGCAGAATTGGAAATGAAAATTGCTGCTTTACAAGCTGAACTTGCAAAAGCAAAAGAAGCAGAAGCAATGTTGATGGAAGATAAAAAGAAAGCCGATGAAGCTAAAATGCTAGCTGAAAAGGAAACAGAATTTACTGTTTTACTTACAGAGGGAAAAGCATGCGTGGCACAAAAAGAATCTTACATTAAGGGTGATATGAAAGAGTTTATTAAACTCGCTCAGCCTTTGAATCTAAAAGCACAAGGCAGCTCATCAAGTGCTAGCGTTGAAGTTGACGCCGCTGCAATCATTAAACTTGCAGAAGAAAAAGAAAAACAAAATCCAAAACTAACTAGAGCGCAATCAATCTCTCTGGCTAAAAAAGAACTAATTAAATAATTTAAAAAACAAAGGGGTAAAATAATGTCTACATACGCTCAACCAAACGTCCTTACGTTCAAAGCTACTGCTGCAATCCCAAAGGGATCTGCTGTAAAAGCTGGGGCCGATAAAGAACACGTAACTCTTGCGTCTGCTGCTACTGATAAAATTATCGGTATCGCAATGAACGCAGCTACACTTGCAGAAGATAAAGTCGAAGTTGCACTTCCAGGTGGCGGGGCTTCTGCTCTTGCTGGTGGAGTTATAGCTTTCGGTGATCTTTTAACTTCTGATGCTGCTGGTGCTTTAGTTGCTACAACAACAGCTAACAACAGAGTTGTTGCCGTTGCTATGGATGCCGCTGCCGCTGCTGATCTAGTTAGTGTTCATGTTGTGGTTTCAAACGTTTAATTAAATAACAATTTAAAGGAAAGGTTTTATAAATATGTCTACACAAATGAAGGGTATATTCGACCCACTCTTAACGAATGTTTCTAGCGCATACATCCCAAAGGATTGCATCGCTGATGTTTTGTTTCCATCACTTAAGTTCTCCCAATACACTGGCAAACTTGCTGGTTATGGGAAGAATCACTTAAGAATTGAGAACACAATTATTGGTGGTAAAGGCAAGTACAGACAAGTTGAGTCTATTGCTAGAACTACAACTGGTTTTGAAATCGAAGGTCACGGCCTTGAAGGTATGGTTTCTAAACACGACTACAAAAACGTAGTAGATCCATTCGACGCTGAAAAAGACGAAATGATGGGAATCTCTACTATCCTTTTACTTGAAAAAGAAAAAGGTTTGGCCGATCAACTTGGTAGCACTTCTGTGTTAAATCAAAACGTTACACTAGCTGGTGCTTCTCAATTGTCTGCATACACTACTTCTACACCATCATCTGTTTTTAACACTGCATGTGCAGCTATTAGAAACGGCTGTGGAGCAGTAGCAAACGCTGCAATCATGGATTACAACGTTGCAAGAGTTTTGAGATATCATCCAGAATTATTACAAGTTCTTGGTTTTAACTATGCAAAACCAGGTGGATTGACTGATCAAGAATTAGCATTAGCTTTGGGAGTACAAAAAGTATTCATTCCAAACGCAATGTACAACTCTGCAAAAGAAGGTCAAACTGCGGTTCTTTCTGCTGTATGGGGCAAGCACATCGTGTTCGCTGTTATTCCAGACAGTGCTCAGAAGTACCAAATCTCTTTGGGTTACAACATTATGCTTGAGGGCGGCGCTCCAAGAAAAGTTTATAAAGAAGCATTATTCAACCCACCAGGATCTACTGCGATCCTAGTTGAAGATGAATACGATATGCTACTTTCAGACGTGACTGCTGCTTACTTAATTAAAGACGCAATCGCTTAATAGTAGTTTGAGATCAACAAAGGGCTTAACGTTTTTAATTAAGCGTTGGGCCTTTTTTACGAAGGATAGTTAAAATGAAAAAATACGTTATGAACAAAAATGTTCTGCACTCTGGAAACTTGTACCCAAAAGATTCAGAGATTTGTGAAAGCGATGCTGGCTTTGAAGAGTTAGTAAAACTAGGACACGCGTCTGTATTAGAATTTAAAGACGTTGTTGTTGAAGAAGAAGTTTCAGACGAACCAAAGTCTAAAAAGAAAAAGTAAGGAATAGCCAATGGCTTATGCAACATACCAAGAGATACAAGCTGACTTTAAGGATGTGACTTTCACTGCCACCACCAATGTTAAGCCAGCCGAAGTAACTCAGTTTATTGTTGAGTCAGATTCTCTCATTGATGCCTACATCGGAACGGTCTACACGGTTCCAGTTGAGTCTGGAGACAGCGCTCTTGCGCTATTAAAACTATTATCAAGAAGCCTGGTCACTGCCAGAGTTAAAAAGATAATGGAAGTGAAGCAAGATAAAAGCACAGACGCTAATCAGAATGTAGTTGGTGTTTTATTATCTCCAACTCAGGTGATGAATATATTAAAAGACATTCAAAAGAAGATCATAAAGCTTGATGGTGCAGTGGCACTAAGTTCAAGCGGTGGTTTTAATTCCTTTAACGTAACTAATTCTACAGAGGCGGTTATTAAGAAGGAAAGTCAGCAATGGTGATGCATGGCTGAATCATTCACATCATACCAAGTAGATAATGATAAAAGATTTAGAAACGCAATCGACAGAGCCTCGAAGGTGTCTCAAGACTTGCGCATTCCATTTGGCTTAATACTAAAAGACTTCTACAAATCACAGCAGGCAATATTCCAACTTAAAAGTGCGGGTAGATATCCTGACTTTAAGGGAACTAGAAGTGATGCCACTGGAAAGACCGCATATCAAACTCAGAAGATAAAGAAGGTTGGTTTCGACTATCCTTTACTTGTGAGAACGGGAGCTCTTGCTGCTTCTACACTTGGACCTAATAACCGTGGGTCGATTGCCAACATCACACCTCTATCTCTAATATTTGGTACATCTATTAAGTATGGAATCTACCATCAATCAGATGAGTCGAGATCCAAGATTCCATTGAGGAAGTTTTTGTTCATAGGACCAGAGGCAAGTCAGTTTGCAACGAGTGATCAAATGGGAAGACTCGAGCGTTGGAATGGATACATTGAAGATCATATAATTAAAAAGACTAAACTGGAGTTGAAGTAATGGCAAAAAAGTTTGATGCCGAAGACTTACTAGACTCCCTTCTTGCTATCATGGTCGATAACGACGCCTTGAATACTAAGATCGAAGAAATAGAACAAGAGAAGATAGATAACGACAAGGGGCTCACGCCAACGCTCGCTCCAGTGGCAGAAGGATCTTATTACCTGCAGACCTGGACCGACAAAGTTTTAAATACATCTCCTTCTATATTTTATGGAATAGAAGATGTGCAAACAGTTGACGGATGTGGCGCCGCCGCTAAGACTTATAAGTGTTTTATAGAAATAGTTTTAATAGACAGTGGAATGACAAACGACAGCTCTAGACGAATCAATAGATACGCAAGGGCACTAGAAGAGTTGTTCTTAAAAAACTTTGCACCTTCAATCGAGGCAGGCAGAGTAAAACTTGATACGGTAAGACCGATTAGTTTTAAGTTAGAGTTAGATTCAGATACGGAAATTAAAGTTGGCGGTATATCGTTAACAGTAACATTAGTTTAAATATAAACAAATAAGGGGGCTTTCAATGGCATTATCCGATCCAAGAATTATATATGGTATACATTCCATATCACCATACTCAAGAACCGATGGTCTTCCATACGGTATTTTAAAAGTTATAGGAAGTGCTAACCTTGCACTTAGCTCTGATCTAGAACAATTGTTTGCAGGATCTAACAAGTACGCTTGGGCTGCTGAAAACAAAACTGTTTCTACTGAGTTAACAGCAAAAGTAAAAGCATACCCTGGATTTTTATTTTCTCTATTCCTAGGTGCTACAGTAACAGACGTTGGCATTGATACAGCTGGTACTACATCAACTCTTACAAACAAACTTGGTACATCAGTTGTTGCAACTGCTGGTATAGCTTCTGTATCAGTTTTGGCTGCTTCTAAAGCAAACCTAAAGTTTGGTAAGTATGTAGTTAAGGTTTTAACTTCAACTACAGTTGGAATCTACTTACTATCTGACATCGATATCTCTCGTGGTACTGATGCAGTTTACACAGACGACACTCTTGCTCTAACTTTATCAACTGTTACAATCACTGCTGCAACTGATACAGATATCGCAGCCCTTGGTATTAAACTTGTTGGTGGCGCTGGTCCGATTTCTATGACAGTTGGCGACACTGCTACATTTGAAGTATTGCCACCGTCTACTAAGTCTTCTTCAATTGTTGTTGGTAAATCTACTGATACATTTCCAGCTTTTGGTGCTTTGTTACTTGCCCAAAAAAGAGCAACTGGCGAAATGTTTGAGATCGATGCTCATAACTGTGTTGGTGGTGGTTTGCCAGTTAACATGGAAGAGACTGCGTTCTCTCAACCAGAGCTTAAGATGAC